ATTTAAAATTGAGTTTGAATGCGAGTTCTTAGGTTCTGTTAATACACTTATTAGTGCTACAAAACTTAGAAATCTTGTATATGAAGAACCACTTAAAAGAAATGCTGGATTAGATATTTTCGAAAATCCAATTAAAGATCACAATTATATCATAACGGTAGATGTGGCTAGAGGATTAGGTAATGATTATTCTGCCTTTATAATTTTTGATACTACAGAGTTTCCATATAAGGTAGTTGCTAAGTATAGGAATAATGAAATCAAACCTATGCTATTCCCTAATATTATTTTTGATGTTGCAAGGGCATATAATCAAGCATTCTTATTAATTGAAGTTAATGATATTGGAGATCAAGTAGCTTCTATTTTAAATTATGATTTAGAATATGATAATCTTCTTATGGCTACAATGAGAGGTAGAAACGGTCAAATTGTAGGACAAGGATTTTCAGGTAAGAAGACACAACTTGGTGTTAGAATGACATCAGCAGTTAAGAAGTTGGGTTGTTCCAATCTTAAGACTTTACTTGAAGATGATAAATTACTTACTTGTGATTATGATATTATTTCAGAATTAACAACATTTGCACAAAAAGCAAATTCGTTTGAAGCAGAAGAAGGATGTAATGATGATTTAGCAATGTGTCTTGTTATATTTGCTTGGTTGGTATGTCAGGATTACTTTAAAGAGATGTCCGATCAAGATGTTCGTAAGAGAATATATGATGAACAGAAGAATCAGATAGAGCAAGATATGGCACCATTTGGGTTTATATCAGATGGATTTGAAGATATGGAAAGTTTTGTTGACGGTGAAGGAGATAGATGGAGTAAAGCAGATAATACTGGAGAGGATTGGAATGTTGATGAGTATGGAGATAGGTCATACATGTGGGACTACATGTAAAAGTGTATGTAAATAAGGGAAATAATAAATATTTGTAGATAAATTTGGACTGCGAGGGGAAATTAAGATGCCGCTAAATCTAGCATCTCCTGGAATTCTGGTAAGGGAAGTTGATTTAACTATAGGGAGAGTCGATCCTACAACGGATAAAATAGGTGGTATAGTTGGACCTTTTGCACAAGGCCCAGTAGGAACACCAACACTCATTACTAATGAGAATAATTTACTTAATACATTTGGGCAACCACATGCTATAGATAAGCACTATGAGACATGGTATAGTGCATCATCATATCTTGCATATGGTGGGCAATTAAATGTTGTTAGGGCAGATGATGAGAAACTTAAGAACGCATTTTTTGGATCAGGTGATGCACCAAAAATTAAGAGTGTGGATCATTATGAAGAATTAGGATATGATGAAAATGTGCTTGACGGAGTAACTGTTGCTTCTAAAAACCCTGGAAGTTGGGCTAACGGGATTAGAATTGGAATTATTGATGGTAGAGCAGATCAGATAATAACAATAACTGATTCTTCTGCTATTAATCTTGGTGATGCAGTATCTCAAACTGCAGCAAATATTGTTGTTTCTACAAGTGCTGGTTCAACAGAAGCACTTGATGGAACCTTTAAAGGTATTGTTACTGGTAAGAATGATGCTCTTAATACAGTAGATGTTAAGTTTCTTGCTCACGTTTCTGCTGGAGGTACTGAAACTGCAAAAGATTATAATAGCACTTACAAGTTTATAAATGGGGCTATAGATTTCCCAAATAGTGGTGCAGGAACAACTTCTGCTAATATTACAAGGGGTGCTTTAGATTCATCAAAAACTACTCATGATGCTGGAATTGTAATCAATTCATACTTCTTTAATTCAACTGCAACGTTAGATCAACAAGGTGGAACTCCTTTACTTTCTACTGCTACTACCATTGGTGTTTCTACTGCTGGTATTACTACTGGTGCTAATAAATTCATTGGAATTGGTACTGAAATTATAGGTCTTTCTACTGCTGTCGTGATACGAGGAGGATTTAGTTCTATTAGCAGAGGTGCTGAAGGAACCGAAGCATCAGAACATGCAGAAAGTTCTACTATAAAAGAATATACTAAAACAGTAGGTCTTGGTACTGTTACTGCTGACATTAGTGCAACTGCTACTAATGTTGGTATTACAACTACTGATCCTACTATAACTGATGTTATTAATGCTGGTGGTTTAATTAAATTTGGTAATGAATTTGCTTCAGTTACTACTTTCCTTAATGGAGAAAAGGCAGAATCCACTGCTACGAGTTCAATAGATTGGTTTGATCAGCAGACACTCGAAACTTCAACTGGTATGACAGTTGCTGGTATAGAAACTGCTAGTATAAAGTGGAATAGTGTTGCTGAAAAACCAGGAACATCTGATTATGCTTCTACAAGAGGAGCAAGATTTGATGAAGTTCATGTTGTTGTAATTGATGCTGAAGGTAAGATTACTGATAATGCTGGAACTATTTTAGAGAAGCATTTAAATCTTTCTAAAGCAAAAGATGGAGAGTTCTCTGTTGGTTCTAGTTCTTACTGGAGAAAATATCTTGAAACTACTTCAGAGTATATCTTTGGTTTAGATGAACCTACAGGAGTTACAACTACTGGATTTGTAGGAACAACCAATGTTCCATTTGCTGATGGTGGTTGGAATCAAGATGCTGATGGAATTATATTCAACTCTATCGGAACTGTTAATAAGAAACTAGCAGGTGGATTAAACTATGCTGGTATTGCTACTATAACAGAGACTGGAGCACTTAATTCTGGTTTAGGTGATATTGTTGGTGCTAATGGTTATGGATTATTTGAGAATGATTCAGTTGATGTAGATTTCCTCATTCAAGGATCTTCTAAAGGTGGTATGTTTGAAACAAGAGCACTTGCTACTAAATTGATTGCTGTTGCAGAGAAAAGAAAGGATGCTATTGCGTTTATCTCTCCTCATAGAGGATCGATGATATCTGATACAGATGATCAATCCAAACCAACTATATTAAATCCTGAAGATATTACGGATAACGTAATTGAGTTCTTTGATCCTATAACATCTTCATCATATGCTGTATTCGATAGTGGATATAAGTATATGTACGATAGATTTGCTGATACATTTAGATACATTCCACTAAATGCTGATATTGCTGGAACTTGTGCTAGAACTGATATTAATCAGTTCCCTTGGTTCTCACCAGCAGGAACGGCAAGAGGAACAATTCTGAATGCTATTAAACTTGCTTATAACCCAGATCAGTCACAAAGAGACAGATTATATTCTTCAAGAGTTAACCCTGTTGTTTTCCAACCAGGAAACGGAATACTTCTGTTCGGTGATAAGACTGGATTTGCTAAGGCATCTGCATTTGATAGAATCAATGTTAGAAGATTGTTCATCTTCCTTGAAGATGCAATTTCTGCCGCCGCAAGAGATCAACTCTTCGAATTCAACGATGAGATTACAAGAACTAATTTTGTAAATATTGTTGAACCATTCCTACGTGACGTTCAGGCTAAGCGAGGTATTACTGATTATGTTGTTATTTGTGATGAAACAAATAACACTGGTGCTATAATTGATGCAAATGAGTTCATTGCGGATATATACATTAAGCCTGCAAGATCAATCAACTTCATTGGTCTAACATTTGTCGCCACCAGAACTGGCGTTTCATTTGATGAAGTAATCGGTAACGTTTAATTAATTAAGAGGTCCACGAACAATGCCAAGTAGAGTTCAACAGAACAATATTCCACTAAGGAAAATCAGTGACTTCAAAAGTAAGTTAACTGGTGGTGGAGCTAGGCCGAATCTCTTTGAGGTTGAACTAGCATTTCCAAATTCCGTTGCCATTGAAAATGATGTGTTGCAGAAAGCTAGGTTTCTAGTTAAGGCAGCAGCACTTCCTTCATCAACGGTTGCTCCAATCGAAATTCCTTTCAGGGGTAGGATTTTAAAAATTGCAGGTGATAGAACATTTGAAACATGGACAATCACAGTTCTTAATGACACAGATTTTGTTATTAGATCTGCGTTTGAAAAATGGATGAATGTTATTAACAAGTTGGATGATGGAACAGGACTTCAATCTCCTGATTCATATCAGAAAGATGCTATGGTTCATCAATTAGACCGTGACGGTGGAATACTCAGATCTTACAAGTTCTGGGATATTTGGCCAAGCAATATTTCCACAATTGACTTGAACTATGAGACAACAGATACTCTAGAAGAGTTTACTGTTGAGATGCAAGTTCATTTCTGGGAAGCATTTAAAGGTACATCTGGTTCAGCTGGCGGTGAAGATATCCGCTAAATAGTGTTATAATAGGTAAAAAGATTATACTATGGCCAGACTCTTTGGTTTTTCAATTGGTGAGAAGGAAAAAAAATCACCTTCAATAGTCTCCCCCGTTCCTCAAAATAATGAGGACGGGGTTGATAATTATATTGCAAGTTCCTTTTATGGTTCTTATGTTGATATTGAAGGTGTATATAGAACCGAAACAGATTTAATAAAAAGATATCGTGAAATGGCACTTCATCCAGAATGTGATGGTGCTATAGAAGATGTTATTAATGAAGCAATTGTAAGTGACTTATATGATTCACCCATTGAAATTGAACTATCAAACTTAAATGCTAGTGATAAATTAAAAAAAGCAATTAGAGAAGAATTTAGAAATATTAAAGATATTTTAGATTTTGATAAGAAGTCACATGAGATATTAAGAAATTGGTATGTTGATGGAAGGATTTATTATTTTAAAGTCATTGATGTAAAGAAACCTGAAGAAGGTATTCAAGATTTAAGATATATCGACCCAATGAAAATTCGATATGTTAGACAGGAGAAGAAGAAAAATAAGAACGACTACATGAATATTAAATCCAATAGTATGGGGGATGATACTAAAGTAGTAACCCCAGAAATTGAAGAATATTTCATGTATACACCAAAACCAAGTTATCCATCAGGAATGGTGAGTGGTAGTGGAGCAAAGGGTATTAGAATAGCAAAAGATTCTATTACTTATGTTACTTCTGGTTTGGTAGATAGAAATAAAGGAACCGTTCTTTCATATCTTCATAAAGCAATTAAGGCACTTAATCAATTAAGAA